CCAAACGGTTGTTGCCTTTGTAGAAAGTAGCCAGTTGCTCACGCACCGAACGGTTCACATCTTGGCGAATAGTCTTAGCGGGTGTGCGAATGAACTCAGGCATATTGATAGAAGCAACTTTGGCTTCCAGAGCAGAAACCATCTCGCTGAATTCAGCTTTAACAGCTTCAACAGCAGCAGGGATTTTGGCTTCTACAGCAGTGATGCTTTCGGCTTGTTTAGCTTCGATAGCATCCAGTTTTTCGAGGATAACTTGGGACATGATTTAACCTTTAAGTCGTTTGTCAAGGAGTTTTAGAAGTTCACGTTGCTCAAGAGCAGCAAGAATTTCAGCGGTTGCCTCCGCATCAGAATCACTCTGAGTTGGCGCATTTTCAATAGGTTTTTCAACAGCATCACGCTGTTCAATCACCGTCTTGAATACAGATGCGGCGGCAACCGACATCTGCTTGGACAGACCTGCATCCCGCAAGGCTTCTTCCAATACTTTCAAATCAGCAGAGCCATCAGGTCGGAAATACTCCAACTTTTTGATTTCTGCCATCATGTTATTTGGGTGCATGACCACGCTAGTCTCGCGCAAACCGCCTTTGGTGATTTGGAAATAAGCGTCTTCTGATTGATCTGGTTCGCCAGCAGCATTGACCATTTGATATTCTTCAGCATAAGCGCCAACAGAAACCCCGCCAAACATATTGGGAGATTCCTTCATCACTTGGTAAAGATCAGAGCCAGTTGTGGTGTTGAGATATAGGCGACCAGAAGCATTCATGCCATCGTCATCCATCTCAATGCTTGTCCACTCTCCTACGGGGATAGCGTCAGCATTGTGGTTAACGTACATAGGCAATGGTCGGCCCATTTCGGCAAACTCTTTGGCCCATTGCATAAAGCCTTCTGGCTTATAAAAGAACTTGCGACCATCAGCGCCTTCCCGTGCGCCCCAAGTCGTAATGCGAGCCTCAATCTGTCCAGACGGTTCGCCGTTGTGCGATTTCTCGTTCAAGTTCAGCTTGGCTTCGCAGATAAGATTCAATGTCTTCATTGATTGCCCCTAAAGCAATGGATTGGTTATTGTCCTGTATTTTAGGGCGCTGCCCTAGAAGTACAGGCAACTTTTTAGGTCGTTTGACCTGTTTGGCTAATGCTACCAGATATTGTGTATCAGTGTGCATGATATATCAAGTCGCGCCTATATTCATCTTTTTGGTCTGATTGCCACCACCGCCACCAGTATCTTTGGGGCTGCTACCTGCAATTGGTTCGGCAGGGTCAGGCTCTTTGACCAAATCATCACCACCGTCCATAGATGGCAAATTCATGTAGTTACGGGCTTCGTTAGGTGTCATTATTCCACCTTTTACGCCAGCAGTAGCAAAGTTCATTTGATCCAGTGGTGCGCCCTTCAGGAAATCCTTAGTGTCAAACTCAACGCAAAGGCTTGGATAACCCTCAAGCAGATGTTGCGTCAATTTCTGCTGAATGTTAACAATTGTAGGATACATGGTGGTTTTGTAGAACTCATCCAGCGCAGTTTGGCTGTTGTTAAACTTGCCATCATGGATGCCAATCATAGAAGGTGGCACACCAAACAACCCGCAGATTCGGCGCATTGTCTGTAGCTTCAAAGCAGCGGCATCGGTGTCTTGCAACGTCAGCATTTCCAGCTTCTGGTACTTCATGCCCTGATCCAACAGCATTCCCTGACCCGGCTTGCTTGGGTCACTGGTCTTGCTGCCTGTCATGTTGTTCCACGCCTCTTTCAGACGGGCTGCAATCTCTTTGTACTTGCCATCAGGAATAACTTGGTCGGTCACAAACATGCCTGAAGGCTTTGCACCGTTCTGCATGACAAAGTTGGCGTAAAGATCAATGTCTTGGTCAAGTCCAACCAATTCAGTCGCCAGAATAGCTTTGTTAAAGCCAGCAGAGCCTTGCCAAGCCATTTCCTTGCCGTGCATGACTTGGAAATACTTAAACTCATGGTCCTTGTTGAAACCATAACTAGGCGTAGACAGTCGGAATGTCGGATAACGTGTAGGCGTGATATTCACGGCAATCAGCGTTGAATCCAACACATACATTTCTAGCGGAGTCTCTGTGGAACTGTTCTGGTCCTTCCTCCACCACAGGGTAAAGGCTTCACCAGACAATTCGTACCACATAAGCCACTGATACCAGAACTCATACTTGCTCTGGAAGTTGTTAGGGTTACCCAATAGCTTGGCAACTTGCTTGGCTTTGGCCTTATCTCGCGCACCAACACCTTCACCCCTAATTGCATCAACGGTTTTTCCGTCTGCTGTTTCGCAGCAAATCTTGATTGGCAACTGCGCCAAAGCCCGAGCCTTTACCCCCACACAAGACATGATTGTGCTGTTTCTGGTCAGCACAGACATATCTACCGGGCGACCAGCAGTTGTTGTGCTGGCAGTCGTTACATAGAGGATTTGAGTGTTAACACCAGCACGTTTATCGCTGCCCTGATAAACAATGTTGTTACCCAAGGCGGTCTGACCGAACAATGTATTGCTCTCAGACTGAGTGTTTTTACGCTTGAAAATGTCAAAAATTGCCATGATTTCCCCTCAATTTTCTACACTTTACCACTCTATTGCTCTAAAGCCAAATGAATCACTGACAAACACGTTATCCAAATGGCAGTGCAAAGCCATAATCATGGCAATAATACCGTCCACTTTGGCTGACGGGTCTGCTTCATTCTTCCTGACCTTCACGTTGCCGTTGACATCGGTGTAAACCTCGCAGTTACCTAGCTGCCAACCAACAAACGGGTTGCCATCGTGATGAATAGCTTTCTTCAGAATCAATTGCTCAGTAGTCTTGGACGGGTTTGACAGCATTGCCATGCCTTGACCAACCTTTTTCACAGGCAAGCCATCAGCGTACAGGTTAGCCACCAAAGCAGCAGCGTTATACGGGTCATAGCCAATCTCTTTAACATTGTGCTTTTCGCATTCCTGTTTGATGTAACTTTCAATCTCATTCAGGTCAGTTACGTTACCCGGTGTAAGCCTAAGAATGCCACTTGCCTTGGCTTGCAGAAAAATGCTCTTGTAGTGATTGGGGATTAGCTCAATAGATTCTTCCGGCAGAAAGAATTGAAACTTGGCATAGAAGTTTTCTTCACTGTACCTGTGCAAAGTACAGACAGCATTCAAGTCGCGTGTGTGAGCCAAGTCAAACGCAACAAATGTCGATTCTGGCTTTTCATCAGGAATAACCTCAACCGACTCATCCCAATATCTGCGGTCAACCCAAGCAGAATTAGCCGAAACATAAATGTTCAACTGCTTGCACAGGAATTCGTTTAGGCTTGCTGGCTTGGCAGACGCTTCTTCAGCCATCTGCTGAATGTGCTGAGTCGTGACCGATACTCCAAGCATCGGGTTTGCTTTGCCCCATACCGCAGGGTCAGCCCAATTATCGCCGGGGTCAATGCTATAAAGTAGGCCAAACCAGCGATGACTATCAGGAGCAGCGCCACGCAACACGCTACGGTAGTGCGAAAGGTCTTCAAAGAACTTGGTTTCCTTAGTAAAGCTGGCAGTTGTCAGATACATCCGCAGCGGGTTCTTACGAGCGCCCATACCCGAATGCAACACCTCAATAGACTGTCTCTCAGTAATCTGAGCAGCCTCATCAATCATTGCACAGGACGGGTTTTTACCGTCACCAGTTTTCCGGTTCTCCCGTGACAGCGCACGGTAAGTAGAGGTCGAGTCGCCAGCCTTCTTCAGTTCACTGCGGTAGGCAATAAACTTAGCCCCTAACTCGGGCCTCATGTTTTCTACGATAGCTTTGGACGAATCAAAGCAAATAGACGCTTGATCCCTGTTGGTAGCCAGAGTAAACACTTCAGCACCAGCATCACCAAACTGCAACTCATACAGCGCAATGATGGACGCAATGGTTGTCTTGCCTGACTTACGAGGAACGAACAAAATGACATCAGTGACATAACGAAAGGAATGGTCACGCCTGTCCCTGAACCCGTAAACGCCAGCCAAGTACATAACCTGAAACGGCTGTAGCTCAATGGATTTCCCGGCATCCGGGCCTTTGACATGGCGGCAGAATTTGACAAATTTGAGGATGTGTTCAGCCTTGGCAGGGACAAACTCGTAAGGCGCATCCTTACGTTCGACCATATCCAAGAACCGTTGGCAAGCTAGTTTGACATCCTCACACGCCTGAATGTCACCCCGAGTCACCGCTACCGCATACTCAAACGCAGGGTTAAGCAGTGGCGAATAGCTCATCTACATCACTCACTTTTGCCTTCAGCTTTGGGCGACCACGGGCAACAAGCCCCAACTCAGCCAGCATCTTAATAGCCTTGTCAGCCATCTCAGTGCGAATCTTGAACCAAGCTGTCACGCCTTCGTTGTTGCCGTACACAGTGACATGGCCTCTCTCGCGGATGTTTATTTCAGCAGTCAGCAAGCTGTCAACCGTGATGACCAGTGCGCCAACCAACAGTTCGTCAGATGCCGTGAGTGTTCCTGTCGAGGCTTCGACTTCTGCGCGAATGGCTGTTTCAAACGCTGCTTTGTCCCAAGTGTTTGGGTCGTTTAAATAGCCAAGAATGTGACGAGGTTTTTTTGCCATAAAGTTCCATTTGTCTTGTTAACTTAGTCTTTCCCAATGTCATCTGCTTCCGCACATTAAACGTACAGAACCGCCGAGAGCTTCGCAACGTCAAGTGCGCCCATGTGCGATAGGCTAAATGAAGCGTACCACATTTGGGGAATTCCCACGCAAATACTACCCCCTGCTGACTTTGTACTTATGCGTAATCGTC